CTGCTAATGATATTGAAATAGTAAAAATTAGACCAGGTGAAAAAGTTGCATTTATAGGTAGTGGCGATTTATATGTTACTGAATTAAGTGGCTAAGAAATTTAAAGATTTTGTTGCACATGAACCTGTGCATCACAAAACATCAATTGGTCGTTATCCAAGTCTTTGTAAAATGAACAAAAAAAAACGCAAAAATTTTAAACCCTACAAGGGTCAAGGTCGTTAATGTCAAAGAGTGTAGAAAATAATGGTTTAATAAGTGATGTGTTTACAGACACAGAAAAAGGTGTTGTGCATGAAAGAAAAATTAATCACAAACCAATATTAGATCATAATAAAAAATTATATACTCAAAACGATGGCTATAGTCCAGATAAAGGTCTTAAAAGAGTTGCGTCTATACCAATTCTAGTTTTAGAAGTTTGGGCAAAAGAATATAACAAAGATCAAAACAATGGTAACTGGTTTGCATTACCTAAGGATGTGCAAACAAAAATATTAAAAGAAAAATTAAATAGTTCTGATTATAGATATTTTAGAACTGCACCAGGTAAATTTTAATGGCACTTACAAATTATACAACTTTAAAAACATCAATTGCTAATTGGTTAAACAGATCAGACTTATCTAGTGAGATAGCTGATGATTTTATTGTACTTACAGAAGCTGATTTTAATTCTAAATTAAGAGTTAGAAAAATGATTAGCTCTGCTGATGTAACAATAAATGCAGAGTCTGTTGCCTTACCAACTGGTTTTTTACAAATAAGAGATTTTTTTATTTTAAGTGGTAGTACAAAACACCCACTAAGATACATGACTCCACCACAAATGGATCAAGTAAAAGGAACTTCACAAACTGGAATACCACAAGCTTATACAATACTTGGCGACAATATAAGATTTATGCCAAAACCAGATGCTACATATACTGGTAAATTAAATTTTTATAAAAAGTTTGATGCTTTATCTGACAGTAATGCAACAAATTTTATATTAACAGATCATCCTGCAATATATTTATATGGATCATTATTTCATGCTGCTAACTTTTTAGGTGGTTACAATCCACAACAAATTCAAACTTGGCAACAAATGTATGCAACAGCTTTAGAAAGATTAGAATTAAATGATAGAGAAGATCAATTTAGTGGATCTCCTTTACAAATAAGAAGTGAAGATACAGTATCATCACCTTTTAGAGATATTTCTATAGCAACAACTAATTCGGCTTAATTATGCAATTACCTTTTGGAGAATGGCTACCAGATCAACCTGAGCATCTAAATCCAGGTGCTACAGTAGCTACTAATGTATATCATGCACAAACAAGCTACAAACCAGTAAAAGGTTTGGTTGCTTATAGCTCAAACAATATTGTTAAAAATGCAAAAGGTGCAGGTAGTTTTAGAAATAATACAAATACAGTATTTACATTTGTTGCAACTAAAACAGATATATTTCAGTTAAGTGCTGGTACTTTTACATCAAGAAAAAGTGGTTTAACTGGTGGCGATACAGATTTTTTTACATTTACTCAATTTGGTAATCATGTAATTGCAAGTAATGGAGTAGATGCACCACAATATTATTTAATGGGTACTTCTACAAACTTTGCTACACTACAAAGTATAGCAACAAGTGGAACTGTACCATTATTTAGAACAAGTGGTGTTATAAGAGATTTTTTAGTTACAGGTAACATAAGTAATGCACAAAACAGAGTTGCTTGGTCAGGATTAAATGATATTGCAACTTGGGAAGCTGGTGTTAAATCAAGTGATACACAAGATATGCCAGGCTCAGGTGGACAGGTAGTGGCGATAACCTCTGGTGAGGTTGGTTATGTATTTAGACAAAACCAAATAGTTCGTATGGACTTTGTAGGTGGAAATGTAGTTTTTAGATTTTCAGTTATATCACCAAATAGAGGAGCTGTGTATGGACAAACAGTTTGCCAAGACAATAGGCAAATATTCTTTTATGCAGACGATGGATTTTTTCAAATTAATGGTGATCAAATATTACCTATAGGGTCTGAAAAAGTTAATAGATTTTTTGATAGTGATTTAAACAAAGCATTTAGTGATAGAATTGCTGCTGCTGTAGATCCTTTTAATACTTTAGCCATATGGTTATATCCTAGTAAAAACAATCCAGGTAACACTACAGGTATCTGTGATAGATTATTAATTTATAATTATGTAACTCAAAAGTGGTCTATTGCTAATGTAAAGGCATCACAAATTTTTGAACAATTTGTAACTATTAATACAGTTGAGTTGATGGACTTAATTAGTGAAAATATAGATGATATTAATATTTCATTAGACACACCTTATTGGACACAAGGACAATTATATTTAGGTGCTGTAAATGAAGATTTTAAAGCTGCTATATTTTCTGGAAAAAATTTAGAAGCAGAACTAGAAACAAAAGAAACAGAATTGTTTCCAGGTTCAAGAGCAAATATTACAAGTGTTAGACCAATAGTAGATGCAACATCTAATGTAGTAGTTAAAACAAGAGATAAACTTGCTGATACAGTAACATTATCAAATTCAAGTACAATCAACAGTACAGGTATTGCACCAGTAAGACAATCAGGAAGATATTTTAGAGCAAATGTAAAAATACCTGCTGAGAGTGTTTGGACAAATGCACAAGGAATAGATTTAACAGCATCGCCAGGTGGAACAAGATAATGAGTGATAAAGTAGATATAGATAATGTTAGATATTCATTTGAAGCAAAAGAGCTTTTTCAAAGACAAGTAGAAGAAGCTGTAAATACATTAATTAACAAAAATAATACTGAAAGCGATAAAGCTTTTAGTTGGTTTATGAATTAGGAGAAAAGATGGCAGGTATAAAAGATTATTCAACAACACAAGCTAGTAACACATCATTAAATAGTATTTCAGTTGCAGAAGGAATGTTACCTTCTAATTTAAATAATGCAATTAGAGCATTAATGAAAAATACTAGAGAGTGGTATAACGATGCACAATGGGTTATTTATGGTGATGGTGATGGTGCTTTTACAAGTGCATATGTAAGTGGAACTTCGTTTACAATTAATGGTGTAGATGTAACTGCATTTTATCATGCAGGTCGTAGAGTTAAAATTACTGGTTCTTCAACAGGTACAGTTTTTGGAACAATATCAAGTTCATCTTTTTCAACAAACACAATTGTTAATGTTACTTTAGATAGTGGTGCTTTACAAAATGAAGCATTGGTTATTTATTTAGCAATATTAACACAAACAAATAATTCTATACCAACAGATGTAATTGATAGTGGAAATTTAAAAAATAATTCTATTACGACTGCAAAAATAAATAGTGATGCAGTTACAACTGCAAAAATTCCTGATAGTGCAATTACAACTGCTAAAATAAATGCAGATGCAGTTAATGGAACTAAAATTGCAGATGATAGTATAGATTCTGAACACTTGACACTAGATTTTTAAATAAAGATACATCTGAATTAATTAACTCTGGTCAATCTTGGTCTAATAGTGATGATTTTATAGCAACAACTGCTGCTATTAATGCAAGAGTAATTGATCTTGTAGATGATGTAGGTGGTTTTTTTCCAATAGCAAATGAAACAAGTTTTCCAAATACAAACCCAGATGTAAATGATGGTGCAGGAACAATCGTTTCAATACAAGCAATATCAAGCACTAGAACTCCATCTGGAGGAACAGTTAGTATATCAAGTGGAACTGTAGGTGGTTCTACAGTAACAATAACTGGATGTGGCTCTACAGTTTTAACAGCAGGGTTTGGTGTACTTGTAGAAACAACTACAACATTAAATACTTACACTTTTCATAGATTAACACCAAAAGCTACAGAGGTTTCAACAGTAGCTGCAATCAGCACTAATATTACAACAGTTGCAGGAGATACTGCAAACATAGGAACAATAGCAACAGACTTAAATGGAGATGATGATATTGGAACTGTTGCAACAAATATTGCTAATGTAAATAGTGTTGGTGGATCAATTGCAAATGTAAATACAGTTGCTACAAATTTATCTGGTGTAAATAGTTTTGCTGAAAGATATAGAGTAACTTCATCTAATCCTACATCAAGTTTAGATTCTGGAGATCTTGCATTTGTAACTGGCGACTCTAATTTAAAATTTTATAATGGTTCATCTTGGGTAGCAATTTCACCTGGTATAGCAAATGTAGTTGATGATAG